AGTAGCGGGACATCTGGAACATCTTCTTCGCTTGGTAATATCGCAGCTCAGTCTGTCCTTGGCAACCCGACAGGCTCCCCTGCTGTTGCCTCAGCTATTACCGTAGCCGAGCAGACGCTTGTGGGAAGAATTACTGGCGGGAACCTTACTGCTTTAACTCCTACTCAAATTAGGGCTTTGTTGAATGTAGCTGATGGAGCAGCAGCTTTAAGCGACGCCGCTTACGGAGCTGGATGGGATGGAGTTACGGATGTAGCTCCGTCTAAGAATGCTGTCTATGATCAGATGCAAATAGCAGTATTCCCTGCTGAAGTAAGAATGTATGCTGGTGCCTCTGCTCCGACAGGATGGTTATTGTGTGATGGGGCTTCTTATTTGCGGGCAGATTATGCAGCCTTGTTTGCAGTTATAGGAACAACTTATGGAAGTGCTGATGGAACTCACTTTAATGTTCCCGATTTCCGTGGTCGTACACCGATTGGTGTAGGAACAGGAACTGGTGGTGGTGCTGCTGGAACCGGATTGCCAACAGGTGGTACAGCATTAACGGCAGTTGCTAGAGGAAGTTGGAAGGGTGAAGAAACCCACGCTTTATCAAGTGCAGAAAATGCAGCACATATCCACAAGGTTAACCCACCTTCGACGACATCAGGTTCTCAAAGTGATAATCATACTCACAGCTATTCTGGTAATACTGGGAATGAGTCAGACCACACCCACCAGTACACTCAAATGACTGGTGGAGGAGCAATAGGTGCTGGTGGTGGTATCCCTAATGGAGAAACAAGTATTACAGGAGCAGGTTCAGCTCATAAACATTCCTTTTCAGGTGATACAGGAAATGAAAGTGCAACTCATACTCATGCGGTTGACATTGCAGAATTTGATTCTGGTAATTCGGGAAGTGGCACAGCACATAATACGATTCAACCTGTCATGGGCATTAACTTTATTATCAAGACATGAGGTAATTGCAATGGATGATATTACATTTTTTACAATAGCCTATAATCCAATAACTGGTGATGCAATTGGTGTCGTAGGGCACAGAGAAAACCCTTCCTTGCCTGCTTATTATATATCATCAAAAGATGACGAATTGTATCAAAGGTTTTTAATTTGGAACGCAGGTCAAGCTATTCCGTTAGACCCCGATTCGCCCAATCTTACTATTGTATCTAATCGGTTAACTAAGGCCCAAGCTATCATCGACAACCTTCCCTCATGGTCAGTCGTCGGTAGGAAGTTCGATTCCATGCTGGCAGACGCAAAAGCCGCTACGAACCTTGCACAGGCCAAGGCGGTTTTAATTGAGTTAATTACGGTGCAGAAGAAAATGGCCAGAATTTTATACTGGAATACAAAGGACACAAAGGAATAAAAGTTGGCAGATATAATTTACAATAATTCAGCAGATTTCATTTTTCACAACGATGAAGACATTGATACTGGTGATCTCTGGTGGATGAGGAATATCCCTGCATTAACTACAGATGCCATTGCCGATCTGACTGATGATTCCGCGACTGCCAATGGCCCAATAACTGAAGAGGGGCTTTTCAGGGCGGATGTCCTAATGATAAGTTTATTACTAAACAAATTCAAATAAACTAAAGAGGTGCAATCATGTTTAAGAAAGTGAATTTTGTTTTCAACGGAAGTGAATCAACTGGTTATGGCCAACATGCAAAGTATTTTTGGGAAGCTTTGCAGAAACTCGTTCCAACAAGTGATGATAGTATGGATAAATGTACTATTGTTTTAGGTACTGTTGGAGATCCTGTCTTTTATCAAAATTACCCTGGTATCAAAATAGCATTCAATGTTTGGGAATCAACTCGTTATCCTGAAGATTTTTTTAAACAGCTTTTAACGTTTGATCAATTATGGGTTCCTTCACAATGGCAACGTAATTGTGCTATTGAACAAGGATATCCGGAAGATCGTGTTAAGGTAGTTCCTGAAGGTGTTAATGGTGAAATTTTTAATTTTAATGAAGATAATTATTCCGACACACCCTCTTTTAATTTTTATTACGTAGGAAGATGGGAAGATCGTAAAGCAACTAAAGAAACAATTCAAGCATGGTTAAAAGCTTTTCCCAGTTCTGAATATCATAAAGTCAGATTATATTTATCCGTTGACAATCCTTTTCCTGTTGATAAATACAATTCAACTCAGGAAAGATTGGCTGCCTATGATTTTTCAGATAGTCGAATCATTGTTTTGCCTTTTTTATCCCGGACAGAGCAATTAGAGATATTGCATTTAACGGACATTTTCGTTTCTTGTTCAAGAGCAGAAGGTTGGAATCTCCCTTTGATGGAAGCAATTGCCTGTGGTATCCCTTCTATTTGTTCTCAATATGGTGCTCAATTAGATTTTCATAAATGGGAAAATTTACAAGTTAAAATCAAAGATCATTTAAAACCCGTTAATGTTTATGGCATGTCTGATTGTCCAGGCACGTGGGCAGAACCTGATTTTGATCATTTAGTTGAGGTGTTAAAATATGCTTATACTAATTGGGGCAGATTACAAACTGATTTTAGTCAACATTCTCCTTATTTTGTTGATCAATGGTCTTGGGAAAATGCTGCTAAGATAGCTTATGATGTTTTGGAAGAATTGTCATTAAAGACACCTGTTAAAAAAATTCCTGATTTTTATGTCAACTTTATTGATGGTGCTTATTTTCATATGTCGGGCAATGATGAAAAGAATGCTTATGAAGTAACATTCACAGATTTAGATAAAGATGCAAATATTTTTTCCACTAAACTTTCAGGTAAAGAGAGTTGGGCAAAAACCGGAAGATTGAATGGTAAAATATATAGTGCTGAATATTTCAGAAACATAATGATTTCTGTGAAATTAGGCAATGAGGAAGTTTTCAATCATCGGTATAATGCAGAAGGTAAAAAGGTTTTAATCACGTTCGAATCTTCTTCTTTAGGAGATACCTTAGCATGGATACCTTATTGTGAAGAGTTCAGAAAGAAACACAATTGTAAAGTTATTGTGGCTTGTTGGCACCGTAAACTTATAGAAAAAATGTACCCAGAGATTCAATTTGTTAAACCGAATACTCCTCTTTCAGGATTATATGCTCAATATCGTTTGGGAGTATTTCATCAAGATCGTTCTCATAGACACCCAAGAGATTGGAGAACAATTCCTTTACAAAAGATTGCTTCCGATATTTTGGGATTAGAATATCAAGAAATAAAACCTTTGATTGATACAAGTAGTGTTTACACGGCATCAGTTAAACGTCCTAAGAAATATGTTTGTATATCAGAATATTCAACTGCTAAATGTAAATTCTGGAATAGACCAGGTGGTTGGCAAGAATTAGTAAATAAGATAAATGAAATGGGTTATAATGTCGTTGCCATCAGTAAAGAAGGAACAGCATTAAAGAATGTTATTGATGCCACAAATAACCATATTGATATTACAATCGGGTTATTGCAGGGTTGTGAATGTTTCATTGGGTTAGCTTCAGGGCTTGCTTGGTTAGCATGGGGATTAAATAAACCTGTTGTTATGATTTCTGGATTCTCAGAACCTTTTGTTGAGTTTCAATCAAATAATATTCGTATTGCTGGTATTGGTGATTGTGTAGGATGCTTAAATGACATTTTTATACCTAATCGTGCGTGGGGTGAGGGGTGTTTTCATAATAAAGACTATTCATGCACTAAAAACATTACGGCAAACATGGTATATGAGCGGTTACCGCTTTCAAAAGTAAAAAACATACTTGACTTCACTACTGCTCCCATTCTTCGTAATTCAAGACGGCAGACAAGCTTCAAAAAGTTCTTATCTGAGGTCCATAATATTAAATCGGAATTACCAAATATAATTGAAATTGGCACAGTAAGAAGATTGCCTAATGATCCTGATTTACCGGGTGATGGCAATTCAACTTCAGTTTTTGCATGGTACACAAAGAATTATGGGGGAGTGTTAGTGGCTGTTGATATTAGTAAAGAAAGTATTGTCAATTGTGAAGCCACTCTAAATTCGGAAGAATTGTACCATAATTCTGTTAATTTAAAATGTATGGATGGGCTAGATTTTTTAAGAGATTATAAAATGTTTGATGAACAAATTCATGGCATTTATATTGATGCTCTTGACTATGAGGACAATAACGGAAATACAAAAAAAGCATCCGCAGAATTTCACTTAGAAGCTTTTAAATTAGCAGAACCGTATTTTGTTAAAGGTACTGTTATTATGTTTGATGATCTTGTAGGTAAGGGCTTTGAAGGCAAGGCTGAATTGGCAGTTCCTTATGCTCTTGAAACCGGTAAGTATAAAATTATTTATCAAGACTACCAGATCATTTTGCAGAGGTTATGATCATGGTTAAAAGTGAAACTTCAAAAGCAAGACATTTACTAGAACATTTTTGTTCTGGTAATGGTCTTGATATTGGTCATGGTGGAGATAAGATTGTTCCTTCTGCGATAGGAATAGATATAACAATCATGTACACTAAAGTTGGCGATGATGTTTCTCAATTGAAAGGAACTGCTTCTGATTTATATTGGTTCAATGACAATGCGCTTGACTATGTTTATTCTTCCCATTTGTTAGAAGATTTTGAAGATACAGAAGGGATATTAAGGGAATGGTGCCGTGTAATAAAACCAAAAGGTAAATTAATTTTGCTATTACCTGATCAGCAGATTTACCAAAAATTTAGTTATAATGGGCATCATCGTCATGCAGATTTTGGGAAAGAATATGTGAAGAGGCATATGCCAGAAAATATGATATTGGTTTATGAAACAGATATTATCTATGATTACAATTTTGCATTAGTGTATGTGAAAGGTAATTGAATGTGTGGAAATTATATTAAGAAAATTAAGCCATCTAATGTGCCAGAAATATTTCTTGGTATTTTATCTTGTTTGTGGGGAATTGGGTTCATGTTTCCAAATATAAGACATGCAACGTCTTTTTTAGATCAAGATTTAGATAAGATACTCCCCTTAGAAGTATGGACAGTTAGTTTTTGTGGATTAGGTTTGATGGAAATATTTTTTTCTGCTTTAGGTAATTTAAAAGCAAGAAGGTCTTTAATTTATATTTTGGTATGTGTTTTATCTGTTATGTTTGGGGTGATGCTTACCGTATCTAATAGCCAAGATGACATAACAATTATTGTTTTTGTTGCTTGGTTTTTGATATTTTATGCTGCTTTATATATTCAATTAGGAAGGTGGGTACACAATAATGGATGATGAAAGATTGGCCATTATCAATGCGCTTATTACAAATGTTCAAAAGGAAGTTGCCCATTTACGAGATGAATTAAATAACCAAACTCAAAATTTACGAAATGAGTTTAGTGAACAAGCCAAAAAGTTGGATAAATTTTTAGAACTTTTGACAGTTCAAGCAGGATTGTCCGCTCGTATGGCAAGCATTGAGAAAAAATCGGATGCTGAATGTGCAAGAAATGAAAAAGATCATGATGAATTATTTACCAGATTGCGAATAAATGAAACGGCCATATCAAGTGTACCAGCAACTGCCTCTAAACAAGAGAAAGTGATGGGGGTTATTTGGGACGTTGTTAAACTTCTTCTTGCTGTGTTTATTGGATATTTAGTAGGAGGAAAAATTAAGTTATGATTTATTATAAATGCAAATATTTTGACATTTATGAATTAGTTGATCCTGACACTTATAATAAGTGGGGTGAGCGAGCATGGATGTTTTTTAATCCTCATGCCCTTTGTTCATTGGATGATATACGAAAACATTTTGGTAAGCCTGTGACGGTGAACAGTTGGAAATGGGGAGGCCAATTTTCCATGAGAGGATTACGTCCTCCAACATCACCAGTTGGTGCTACATTCGGCCAGCACCGTTTCGGAAATGCTTTTGATTTGGATGTAGAAGGGATGAAGGCAGAAGAGGTAAGACAGGAAATAATAAAGAGCAAGGACAATGTTTTTAAATTTATCACTTGTCTTGAAGCAGATGTCAATTGGGTACACTTTGATTGTCGAAATATTGAAAAACGAATAATGTTTGTTTACCCAACATAAATAAAAGAGGAGGTGATAAATATGGGAGTTTTTGTTGTAGTGATTATGTTGGTAATTGCTTTTTTACTGGGAGCGGGTGTAATGTTTTTGGTATATCGAAAGAACCAGAAAAAGTTTAATGCAATTGCTGACGCAGTTCAAAAAGGTGGCAACCCAGAAGATGTTGTTAAAGATGTTGCCACAATCATTCGAAATTAAGGTGAATAATGGAAAGAATGCGGTGTTATTTGTATATGCGATTGTTTGAAACTATGATATTTGATATTGAAATTGAGGTGGATGCTCTAATGACACTAAAGAAATACAACAGATCATTGACACCAGTCAACATCGCATTTTTTCCGCCCTTTGTTGAAGAAGCAAAAAAGCTTTTGGGCGGCAGTAAAATTGTGGAACATATTACAAGATGCTCAAAAGAATTGATGAACAAAAATGTAGTGGAGTTAGCTGAGGAATCATTCAGGCATTACCACGGGACAAAGATTGTGTTGGTGGCACTATGAAATATTTTATAACTTTTATTACTATCATATTTTCGCTAATCCTCTTTGATTTGGCATATCCGCAAACTATTACAACTAATGTTTGCGAAGCTCCTGCTGATGAATGTAAATGGGAGTTCACCAAAGGGGACAAAATTACTCTGGAAGCTGAACCAGAGAGCGATTCTTATTTCGCTGGATGGGCGGGGGATAAGTGTATGGGAACAAATCCTATCTGTTCATTTACAATGCCAAATACAGATTTATTTGAGTATGCTATTTTTGAATTATTGCCTATGGAAAATCTTTATGTATATGTTTTTGGGAAAGAAGGTGGAAGGGTAACGAGTGTTCCAGCAGGAATTAACTGTACGATGGGAATGTGTGAAGCAAAATTTAAGCGGGGGATAAAAGTTGTGCTGACAGCAACAGCTCCTAATGGATTCACGTGGAGGGGATTATACTGCTCTGGAGCAGGGACTTGTACAACAACAATGACAAAAGCAAGAGTGCTTAATGTCAGAATTAAATGAGGTATTGTTATGACAGAGGATATTAATTTCTTGTTTGTGTTTTTTTGTATAGGAATGGGAATGGCCGGACAAGCTATTCGGGCATTTATGGGGTTTTATAAGTTGTACACCGATCCTATATCAACAGTAAAATCAAAATGGGAGTGGGGACGTTTTGTTCTGTCATTGATTCTCGGAGCGTGTATTGGGTCATTATTGAGTTTGATATATAACAGTCCCGCATCAAGAACAGATATTTTGGGCATTATTGCCGCAAGTTACGGCGGTGTAGATTTCTTGGAAGGATTCTTAAAGCATAGAGGTGATCAGGTAAAATGACTGAAGAGCGCAGAAAAAAAGATCGTAGAATAAATGATAGAAGAAACCCGCATTATATATGTGAAAAATGTGAGAGCGAATTAATTTATTTATTGCCAACCAAACTGCTTTCTAATGAATGTTATGAGTGCAAAGGGTGTGGACAAAAATATGTTGTCTTAAAGTTTAAAGGGGCAAGAGACCAATTGGCGAGAGTAAATAATGTTTGAGGTGATATATGAAAAAGCCTAAAGGAGTTACGTTACAGATGGGGTTTTTAGCAGACACTAAAAAACCAAAATTTCGTTTTTCAAGCTTACAAGAGGGTGTTCGTCCTCAATATGATGGAATGGTTTTCCCTCGTGGAGGGATTCGATTGGATTTGCTTTACGGGACGATCAAAAGACCTGTCCCAAAATTCTATAAAAAAGAATTTTGGTCGTCTGATCGTGTCAAGAAGGAACAAAATACTAATCCGTGGAATAGTGGGAAGCATTGGTTCGTGTTACATATTCCTTTTTGCATAGGATTTCTTTTCTCCATTTGTTTAGGGTGGGGAAAGAATCAACCGGGATTTTACATAGGGTTGAAAACATATGTGGTGAATCATATATCCGCTTATTTAAAAAAATACTCTCCTGATCATAATGACACATTCATAATTATCAATGGGGAACCTGTAATGACATGGTGTAATAAATCAGAGTTAGGGAATAAATATTTATGCCCTTCTGTTTCGATACGAAAGGACCTGGTTGACTGATATGAAAACTAAAATCATTGCAGGATTGGTTATGGTTTTTCTCGTTGTTGCCTTGATCTCTGCTGTTTATGCGTGGTATCATGAAAGAAATAAACCTCCGGTTAGTAAGGTGGAATATATTGAAGTGGAGAAAATAAAAGAGGTTGAAAAAATAAGAAGAGTAGAAGTACCAATTGAAAAGATAGTGACAATCGAAAAAGTAAAACTTGTGGAGAAGGTGAAGATGCCAGATTGGTTTGTTCAGAATGCAGATGAACAAGCTATTGCTTCAGGTGCAGCCCCCTCTCATACTGAAGATACGAATGTGATTTGCACGGTAAACACGAAAACCGGGATAGGCAATCTGGTCATGAAACAGGAACCACAGAAATTTTTGGGGTTGCCGAATGAAAAGCAAATATATGCGAAGGCAGGATATACAACGAATCAAGAAACAGAAGTTACCATTGGAGCAGATTGGAAATTCTTGCGTGTTGGGAAAATCAAGATTGGTGTTTTTGGTGAGGGAAGAGCGACCTTCACAAACGTGGACACGGGCAATCGCCAGAATGTTGAAGCGATTGGTGGAGTAATATTAACTTATTAAGAGGACACGAAAATGAAAAAAATAAATGAAAATGTGTTGGCAAAAGAAATTGCTCAGGCAGAAGGTAAAAGAATACAAGTTAATATTGGGCAGATAAAAGAAATTCAGAAAGTGCTTCTGGATAAATTGGCTGCATACGATCTGTCCCAAGTATCTCAATTGCTTGATAAGCATAAGCAGTAAAATTGACGGTACCCGTTTTCAACGTCTTAGTCTTATAAAAAGTTATGTCTTTATTAAAATATCATGGGATAGACTAGGTATTTGAAGGTTACCGTCATTTATTGAGCATTATTTGATCATAGAAACACAGTTTCAGAATAATTTAATAAAAAAGCGGGGATTTCTCCCCGCTTTCGTTTATCATGCTGCTTTCATAATTACTTCTTGGTGCCGGAAATTTTAGCGTCTTTTTCTTTGATCAAATCCCAAATCGGACCGGTAAGTCCCATCATAGGCACGATCAGTTTCGGATATTTCTTTTTGAACACTTCTCCGAATGTTACATCTTTGAACTTGTTAATGTCAATCTTGGTGTTGTTGGCCATTGGTAATTCCTCCTTTCGTCAATTTTGTTTTACGTGGGAAACTCCTTTAACATTGGATACATCAAAAACTCTATCAGCAGATTCCGTTATTTCTGGAATATGACTGACAATGATAAATTGAATTTTCATTTTCTCTTGCACCATTTTAATCATCTTTGAGCATTTACTTTGAAGATTTCTGGATAAGAAATGAAAAGGTTCATCAAGTATCATGACATTGTTTGTGGGTTTAATTGCCCAGATAGCTGTTTTTAATGCGAATGAGGCAACATCAAGAGTACCTCCACCAGCTATTTCAATAGGCTTGCCTTCATTGCCGTTTTTGAGAAATAAAATATCTGCTTCCATTTTGTTTCTTCTTTTCACAAACTGCAATTTACATTCATATGGATCAGGGAAAACTGATATTAAAGCCAGCGAAACAATATTGCTGATTTGGTATTCGATTTTTCTTTGTGTTTCTTCTGCCACTAATTGCACAATGACACGGGCTTTTTTACAATCTTCCCCGTATTTTTCCAGACTCTTCAATGAAACATTGATTGTATTCAATTGTGTTTGGAGCATTTCTTTTTTACCAAAAGATTGCTCCAACTTCTTTTGTAAGTTTTGAATGTCGGTTTTACCAATCATATTCGGCCTTTAATTTATTATATTCTTTTTCAATGGTTTGATTTATTTTATCACGGGCTGTTTCCAATCTTTGTATTTCTTTTTTTCCTTCTTCAATAGTGGAAACATTAAAATCTTTTTTAAGTTGGTTTAGTAATTCTATTTCCCTTCCTGAAAGAGTGGCCATATTATTTTTTGCTGTGTCAATTATGTCTTTCAATCGGGTCAATTCTTCCTGTGCTGTTTTCATTTCTGTGCCTCCATGTTACTTTTAATAATCGTTTGAATATCAGAACCTACTTTATTTTTTTCCATATATTGAATCAAATTATCCACAAAATTTAATCCCAATGATTTGTGTGTTTTTAATCCAGAAATGTAGGCTTTCATTTTTTCATCGTTTTCATCTTCCTTAACTTTCTTTTCTAAATCAAAACATTTTTGCCAAGGTTGAATCGGAATCATAAATTTTTCATATTTTCGGGTATCCGTGTTAAAGATATAGAAACAAGGTTTATGATCAATCTGTTCAATTGTGGAACGCATCAAACTACCACAATTGAATAAAAATCTTTTCTTTGGTCCTATTTTTTCAATCATAAAAGATTGATGATTGTCCCCACTAATAATCAGATCAAATTTATTCTTGGATAAAAAGTCTGTGCTAATATCATAACCATCTTGCCAATCTTCTCCTTTTTTGTACAGAATCATTTTATGGATTATCAAGATATTAAATTCTGTCGGATTAGCAATCTCAGGAATTGCTTCTCCATAAGAAACTCCATACATATCAATATTTTCATATTGTACACAACCGAAATCCATTTGAAAATTATGAATAGAATGATGCAAAGCATCTAAAGGGGTATTCCCCTTGTTTCTATATGTCAAATCATGTTGACCATATACAGAATAAATTGGAATGTTTCGAGAATTACCATCAATCAAATTAAATAAATCAATGTAATTACTGTAATCAATAAAAGGAGAATCTGTTAAATCTCCCGGTTGAATAATGATATCCACATTTTGTTCATAAGCTGTATCAAATATATAAACAATTTTATTCTTCAGAGCATTTGGATAATCGTCTATTCTTGATATGGGGGTTTTGTTTGTGTAATGCCAATCACCGGTGAATAAAATTTTCATTTTAATCCTCTATTTCAATACCATTACTTAAACGATATTGCTGTTCTAATTTAGCTATTTGGAATAGTTTAGGATATTTCAATTCTACAAATTCTTGGTCAAGAAGCCATTCAAGATAGCTGTTTGAAATATCTGCAAGCAACTGACCTTTAAATCTTCCGAATGGCAACGCAATATCTTCATATCCTTGTCCCATTATAAATTCTCCTTTATATGAGCTAAGTTTAATTTGTTTATTGGAGATGAACATGTCGGACATTTCTTTTCTTTTGCTAACCATTCCACATATTCCGTCATTGCTTTGTCTTTTTTATTTTCTTCTAAGGTACGACTTCTATGAATATTATCCAAAGAAACTAAAATGGTATTTAATTCATTTTTTCTGTCGGATAGATTTTTATAAGCAATTGTTTTATCCAATAGAGAAATACAAATTGGTTCTAAATTAACAATATCTTTTTCGGAATTTATTTCCGTTTTGATTTCTTCCAAACTCCGTATTGTATTTAATAGAATATCTTGTTTTTCTTTTAATGCTTTTGTTTCCTCAATTGAATTTATCAATGAAGTTATTTTGGCATCCAAAGCAAGAATGGACTTCAATGATTCCCGTTCTGATATAATAGATTCAAGTGATTCTATGCTTTTGTTTAAAAGATTAAGGGATGATGATGTTTCCACAGATTTTTCATAGTTTTTAGATATATTATCAATGATAATTTTAATATCATCAAGATTTTGATATTCCAACAATTCGTTTTCTTTTTGCTGTTTATCGGATTTATTATTAGAAATCGCCTCATTTGTTTTTCGTACTTCGGAATCAATGTTATGGAAAAGAACATCTATGACTTCAATATCCGCATATTCATTTAATTTTCGGGCAATGTCTCCGGAAGAAGTTTGTAACAAAAAGTATGGGTCAAATTGTGTTTGTAAGTTGTATTCAGAAATATTTATGGCATCATTGACTTGGGAAGGAACATCCGTTCGAATAGCTTCTAATGGTTTACCATCATTTACAATATATGATGTTTTGCTGTCATTTCTTAAAATAGCAACTTTGTTTTTATCGGTGACTAATTCTATGGCAACTTGATCTGATTTTTTTGCTTTCCAATTTTTAAAACTTTCTCCAGAGGGTCTGTTATTAATTAACCAATAGATTCCCCGAATAAGTGCCGATTTTCCTGAATCGGAAGAACCGGTAATAACATTTACTCCTTCATGAAATTCTAATTCCGAAAAAACATGGCTTTGAAAATTTTCAAGAATGACTGATTTAATCATATATCACCATTATTATTTTGGCAATCAAGATCATTGTTAATGCCAATCCAGCGGCAATTAAATAATCATGTATCATTTGTTTAAGTAATTTCATAGTCAGTAAAGAGAGGATCATGACGGGCCTCTAACCCGTATATACATAAACGACAAGGAGACGTCCATACTACATCTGCTTTTTCCATTAAGCTACATGACCCTCTCTATTTAAATGCCCGTCTTATATCAGGAATCCAATCAAAAAAATCACTTAAAGACATTATGACTATTGAATAGGATGCCCGAACAATGATTCTATTTTTATCAGGGATGCCAAATAATTTAGTTAGGTAATTGAAATAATTTAAATTGAATGCAATGCAAGGGGACATTCTTGGTCTTCGAAAAATAAGAATAGGTTGGGTACCATTTTTTAAAGCTTGATGATAAGCTTGTTCCCACAATATTTCGATGACTGCTCCGGCTTGTTTACTGTCAATCAAATCTAAAACACACCAATTAGTTATTAATTTGACGGATTTCTTTGTTCCGTCTTTTGTCAAAACTTCTCCTTTTTTAGAAGAGGCATACCCAGTTTTACATTCAATACACCAATTATCAAGAAGAAGTTTACCAGAAGGATCTGTGGCTGCTATATCTCCATATTGCCCTTCAGTTTCTTTTCTTTGTTTACTTCGCATTGTGGAACGGCCACCAGAGTTTTGAGTTCTCCAGAAAATATCATCTCGTTCCCCTTGAGTCCACCAAAGACTCAAAGCAACTGCTGTTTCTCTTTCAAAATTACCACCTTTTGATTTACTTCCCATTATCAATACTCCGGTAAAAAGTGAAATTCAAATTTCAATTTAGTTAATTCGAAAGCTCCCATTGCTAATATATAAGAATCCATTCCCATGTTATTGCCCCTTTTTCTTATTGCCAACTTTGCCCACTACATTGATAGATTTATTTAAAATAAGACAATCAGTAACATTATATAAACCACAAACAGTAGTCAATCGTAATTTGGTAATTGATTTATTTTTTTCATTCTTTTGTGAAAGATCATATATACAAAATCTGTCTTCTTTATCCATTTCAATTTTGGTAACAGTTAGTTGAAAATGATTAAACATTGGTGGTTTTGGATAATTTGGAAGCAATCCTATATTTATACAAAATATTACAAGCATTGCTCCAATTATACTGCAACCGATAAGAGTACATATTTTTTTTAATGCATCCATTTTAATTCTCCTTTAAAATAAATTTCCTTTGAAAATATGTTCTTTCCATTGAGCAAGTTCTTCTTTCTTCGTGAAGGAATTAAAACCATATCTTTGACATATAGTAATAAATCCTTTTAAGCTCAATGTTTCGTTAGTTAATAAAGTTATGTCGGGAGTTCCTTTCAATGGTAAAACAACCAATTCCCTATTTCGTTCAATGATTGCTTTGCCATCTTTTATTGCTCTATATGTTTTTTGTGTTGGTGCCAATTTTTTAGTAATATATTTACAAGCTGTGATTTCTCCAACATGTTCAATTCCAGGAACACAGTCAGTAGAACAACCACCGATTGCTTTTACTTCTGCCCATTCTTTTGGGATAATGCGATAATCTTTCCATAGATTATGCTCGGTGTACACTTGTTTTTTTCGTATTGAGTAAATGCTTACGTTCTTTGATAAAAGCTGGTATAAGTCTTCGTCCGTTGAAATAATGACGATTTCACGATCAATATACGTCTTTGTTATCTTGGCAATCAAATCATCTGCTTCAAAACCATCAAAAAGAAAGCTATTTATGAAACCGATTGCAGGAAGAACTTCTTTTCTAATGGTATCAAATTGAGCATAGGCAATATCATCAAATCGTTTTTCTTCCGGAGTTTTTTCATGTTTGCGTGATTTTTTATAATCCGGAAACATTTTTGTTCTGATTGATTTTTGGGAATCCCATACGAAAACAAATTGATTGGATTTAAATATTTTCGAAAGAGAAAGAAGCTGGCGCATGAATCCGAAAATAACACCAACCTCTTTCTCTTCCCAAGAAAGATTCCCCATTGAATGTTTTGCCTGATGACAAATGGAATTGGAATCTATTAAGATCATCGGAGTAACCTTTCTTAAAAAGTAATGTCGTCAAATATGACGGGTATTTTTGCTTTCATATCCATCAATTGAGGACGCATTAATTCCTGCATTTGTGGATGGGCCGCATTAGGCGTTCTTTGTTTAAATAAATGTCTCCATTCTGTCAAACTGCAAGTAACGATAAATTCCGTTTTTGTTTTGATAAGCAATTCTCCTCTTGCCATTTGTGGAGACCAACCCAATTCTAACAAATCCAAATAAGTTTTTTCAGAATGCAGTCCGTTTAAAAACCATAATCGTTCTGATTTATCCCAATTATAATTCATATCACCTGCATTTGCATATTCTCCTTCAGGAATCGAAGTAATCCAAGGAGGAATGATAAAACAAACACCACCGGACTTCATGTAATTACAATAGCGTGTTGATTCTTGTAGAACGGCCATTGGTGTAAAATCATCAATAGGAACAACACAACCGGCACCGAGTATTTCAGTTAATTTGTGACGTAAATATTCATGAGATACCCCACGATCACTGATATACTTTGCCGAAATATGTAGATGATCAAGCAATGCTAAATGAGGATCTTTTGGATTCAATCGTTTTGTCATAAACGGAATTGCAGAATCTTCGGTCATTTTGCCTTCTGTTTTATAACAAAGACGTCCGTACTCTTCCAGAATTTTCAGAACGGTCAAACCGTTTACTTCTTCCCAGGGAGTTAATCCCATTCGTAATGTTTCCCAACCAGGTTTCATTAAATACATGATTGTATTCCTTTCTTAAGGTTTAACTAAAATAGGACCTGCTGGTTTAGGTACGTTAGGTGGCATGTGGCTTGTGACTTTTATGCCAGAAACTTCGTCCGTGTATAAAGACAAAATCTTTTTGTCTTTTACTTCATAGTGAACGGGTTTGTCACTACCAAACATAAATTCTTCAGGTTCCCCGATCAAGGCAACAAATTTAAGATCGCCGTTTTGTTTATTCATTAAAGCAGTTCTTGGATTTTTTAATCCAACAAAAAGAAAAGCTCCGTTTCTTTGAGCTTCGAAAATTGGTTTTCCGATTATCAGTCCTAAATTATTTACAAGGGCTATGAAGATGGCATTCTGATTCATTGTTACCTCCGTTTTGTGGGTCTGTTTAGATTGAATTTTGCTTCGATGGATTCCCATAAATCAATTGTGTTTTCTTTCAATTGATCTATCAAATCACTTTTTTCAACATGACCGATAGCAGCATTTAGTTGCTGATACGTTTTACCATCAGGACAAGTGTAAACTGTGCTATTTGTCATGTCTTTTATATATTGAAGGTTACCACGAATATCATCAATTCCGTAACCGAAGATAATGTATATTGATGCTTTTCGGTAAGGATCGTCAATGCTTTTAATTACAAAAGCCTCACTTTCAATACCAATAACTTTTTCAAAAGTATCTTTGCTTTTTTTGTCTTTTTTTCCTCTTTCAGGGACTTCTTCTTGAGAATCCCTACCTCCAAGTTTAATGGTTTTTTTAATGTCATCCACTTGTTTTAGTTTGATTCGTATTGAAGCATAGAAAGCAGTGGCCATTCCGCCAGGAACAACATCTCCGTAATCTCCCTGACGTACTTGATTTGTGCAAACCCATAACCAATTATTATTGACAATGATTCGGGCTGATTTACGAAAGCCGGCAGAAAATTCTTTGGCTCTTTTTTGGCCCATTTTATCTCCTTTAGGAGACATTTCAAGTTCGGTTGAAAGAGCCGCTAAAGAATCCGTTCCTCTGACATTGATTACTTTGGGATTAGAAGGCTTCCAGTTTTGAACAGCGTCCATTATTTCTTCTACCGTATCAGGACGACTGTAATTTTTCTTGTCGATATTTACGCCGTAAACACGGGAGTATTCTTTATCTAAACGACCTTCAGGATCTTCCACATAAGTATCTCCTCCATGAGATTGAGCAGATGCTAATATTTCTGCCATTATGGCCGTTTTACCTGATTGTGATCTACCAAAAATTTCCATCAGCAGACCACCAGGAATACCTCCCCCGCGTATTCTCTTACCTGATATAGCAAGGTCGAGAAGTGTGGAGCCAGTTGATATAACTTTCTCCACACTAATCTTCCTTGTTACAAACGCAAGATCATCATTCACAGGAGCTTTAACGGCATCTTCGACTTCCTGAGATTTTTTCTTAATGATCGGATGCATTGTTTACTTGCTCCTTTTTGTCAGAACTTTTTTTACGGGAGCCGGGGCCGGTGCTGCATCTGCTTCTTTTTTCTCGGCGCATTGTGTTCTTAATTCACATGTGCGGCATTCTTCGTATTCATTGTAATCGGCGCCGAACTCTGCTCCGCCCGGACATTCTAAATCTTCAGTGGGTTCAGGAACATCATTTTCCGGTTCGGGTTCCGGTTCGGGCTCCGGTGCTTTCTTCGACAGAACTTTTTTAACGACCGGTTTCGGAGCTTCTTTTTCTTTCGGTGCCGGCGCCGCTTTTTCTTCTTTTTCTTCTTTCTCAGGAGGAGGAGCATCATCTTCTTTGGTCTGGAAGTATGCTTCAGCAACTTCTTCATAAGTGGGTTTGTGCACCAGTTCATCAAGACAAACGGCAGCGTCCAGAATCTCGTCCGGAATATCGTCACGATCTTTAAACTCAAAGGCCGTAAATTCCGTATTTGTCATACCAGAACCTTTTTTGCGGAAGCTGATCACTTTACCTTCATCAACATCGGCATAAGCGATTTCTCCGCCGCCGCGTTTCTTATGAGCAAGTTCTTCAAGAGGTTTTGTGAAAAGCCACTGAGAAACATTCCATACCTGAACACCTTTGTCAATCTCTTTCTGAGAATCAAGACAAACAATATTAAAAATGTTTCTGCGGGTTGGATTCAATGCTTTAATATCATCTTCGTCCACGTCACCATTTTCTTTCAATTCGGCCTGATGTTCACAGATCGGGCATTTTTCGCCGTAAGTTCGATTGAGGCAAATAAAGCTGTCTTCGTTAATGCCGACTTTCGTGTGAGCAAAAAGATTCAAAATGAAGTCCACTTTGCCTGCTTTCAATCTGGGATGCTGGCTGCCGACAATGTAAGGAACGATATACAGTTCATGGTCGTCTTCCTTACATTTCCAAAAAGTGACATTTGATTTTTTAGTCGGCTCAAAAAAATCACGAAAACGTCCGCTGTCATCTTTATTGGCATAGTTTTCTTTATGCCGATCACCCATTTCCTTTTTGTACAATTCCCTACGATCTTTTGCTTTCATAAATTCTCCTTTTATTTTGAGTTTTCTTTGACTTGCTGTATCGAACGCATGATTGCCAAGGTAAGCAATCGTGCTAACGAATATAAATAAAATGGAGCAATTACAAAGATAATTGCTACCACTATTATGGATTTAGTAAAAGTTAAAACAGTTGCCTGATCCATATTAATCCTTTTTGATTACTTTTTTTGTCAATCTCGAATTGTTGTTCAATTTTTCTCTTTGTCTATCCTGAGAACGCTCGATTGCTTCCGTATGAGAAACAGAATTTTTTGAGGATGCTGCAAAATAATTGCCTTTGTACAGATCCACAAGAATGTTTAATGCTCGTAAACGATGTTCACAATCATCCTTAGCCACTCGCATCATATTGACTTCATATTCTGCATCGGGGATTTGTTCTTTTAATTTAACTAAGTCTGGATGAAATTCGACAATTGAAGCAAACCAATTCTCACCTGGTTTCTTATCTTCATTCCATCCGTACTTCTTCGGATTGTCTCGCACTTCTTTTAATAAAAGTGCTTTTTTAGCGGAAATACTCTCGATCAATTTATCCCTGTTTAAAACGGCCTTTGCCCATTCTTCACCCCAGTATGCATAAATACTGGGCTGATTCAAAGCAGCCCTGTCAAGTTCATGAATATCTAAGAACATATCATCTTTTAAAGACATAAATTACTCCTTTCTTATATCTATTATATCAAAACTTGTTTCGATTTTTTCTGTTATTTTTGGTTATTTTTTACAAACCGCATAAAACATATTTGTTAAAAGTGCTTTACCTCCATAGAAAGTATTTTCACTGAAAGTATCAATGATGGCAGAAGCACGATCATTGGATTTTGAATTAAGCAATACCGCATTCATGTAACCTAAAACACCCCAACGAATTTTCTCAGGTTCATTTGTTTCAGATAATGCTTTCAACATCTTGCGAACATTGTCCCACGATTCTCCTTTTAACAATGCATTGAACAGTTCTTTTGCATTTGCTTCATCTAAAGACACGGCAGAAAGAGCGTCCATAATAGCATCTTCATCATCCATGCTGATTACAGCATCTAAAAGTTTTAAAGCATTTCGTGGCAAACATTCTGACAATCTAACTATTTCGCTTTTGATTTTTGAAGGATACTCTGCTGGCTCAAATCCTTCTTTATCTAAAACAAAATCAAGTAGTTTAGTCATGTCAGTTGGCTTTAATGCTTTTGTTTGATAGGTAGTGCATCTGCCTAGAATAGCAGGCAGAAGTTGTTCTGGGTCGGTAGTGCATAAAATCAAATAAACTTGTTCAGGAGGTTCTTCCAGTAATTTCAACAAAGCGTTTTGAGCATCCTTAGTCTGTCTGTGGACTTCATCAAGAATGTACACTCTGGAATTTCCCGATACCGGCGAATAAACACAAGTTTCGATTATGTTCCTTATTGTATCAATTCCCCGAAGTGAGGCCGTGTTATGTTCATTTATTTCATCAAGAGGACAGCCTAATTCACCAGCAAGTATTCTTGCCATTGTTGTTTTACCTGTCCCTGTCGGTCCGTGAAATAAGAAAGCATGAGGCATGTCAGCACGATCACGTTCCAAAATACTTGTCAGACTTTCTTTGATGGACTCATTTCCAAAAACATCTTTTAATGTTTTAGGCCGATATTTAAGATTCAATTCCATTTTCTTTCTCCTTTAAATATTTTATTTTCATTTCTAATTGATCAATATAATCGGCAGCGGCAATCATTTGATCATAAGGATCACCATCACAATTATTTTGCCCTGCCAAACATCTTAATACCGTTTGAACGGGTTGTTTTACACCATTGACAGATAAAGGATTTACTATTGCTTTTGTGTATGTTGTATTTTCCTCCATTCGTTTTTTTGCATTATGTATTCTTAATAAAGCATTCCATGCCGCTTGGGCTCCGTGATAGACTCCTGTTTCTTCATCAATAGCAAGAGGGTCTAGTTGACATGCTTCTGTATGTCTCATTTGAGCATCATAAAAACGACGGTCGGAATCTTCAAAAGGTTTCAGACAATTAAATATTTTGTATTTTTTTTCTCCAGCTGCAAAAACATCTGCTAATGGTTTTAAAACTTCGAGAGGCATCGCATACCACGGTTGCCTTCCTTCATCATATTTAAGACCTTCTTCTAACATATTATTCCTCCCTTGTTTCAATTTTTGAATACCAGCATTCATCTATTTTTGTTTCTTCCCATTCGATAATCAATGGGACAATAATCCATTTAAAATATTCTCTGATTCGTTTTGTTGCAATATCTGTGGAAATTTGTCTGACCAATTTTTCTTCTTTCGGGTGAGTGTCAATAACACAGCAATCATGAATTTGCCCGATTACTTTAGATAACATTTGACGTTCTTGAAACTCGGCATTTATTTGAGTTAAGCTCCAAAGCAAACCATGAAAAGCAGTTCCTTGAAAAGCATAATTGACTATTTCATTTCTTCCCAAATACCCTTTACATTCGAAACCAGATAATAATTTAACTAATCCAGTTTCTTCATAATATTTGTATTGATTATCTTGCCATTGTTTGAATACTTTGAATTTTTTCCAGTAAGCTTCTTCCACTTTTTTGACATGATTAACAAAATATTCATAAACAGCGGCATCACCATTTAATTTGGATATTCGTTTAAAATGCTCTTTTATCGTAATGCCTTCATGTGTTAATATTTCAGAACATTCTCTCCATATATTCTTAGCACAATTCTTATAATAAGAACCATACCATTCAGGAAATACAAATCCATTCTTTGTAAAAAATCGCAGTTTGTTTCCTGTTTTCTTTTCTTTCCAAAAAGATAAGGGGGCTTTTCGTAATGAAAAGATATCCATTGCAGTATCACGATGCATATCAGTAGAAGAATCCATGATATATGAAATTAATACAGGATCTTTTGTATAGCAAGCACCCATTCGAACTTCAATAGCACCGTAATCAAAGTCAAGAATTTTATGTCCAGGAGACGGTATGATTCCAGATCGTGATATTTTCTTTGCTTCTTCATTTCGAACGGGTATATTTTGAAAATTAGGACCGTTTGAACTTCCTCGGTATGTTTTGACAGTTGATAAGTCATAAAAAGGATGGATACGTCCGTCATCATCTATTTCTTTTATAAATTGTAGGAGATATGTACCATTGACTTTTTTGATTCTTGCTAAATCGGTTATTGCCTTTGCAAGAGGTGTATTTAGTTTGCTCATTACATCGGCATCAACAGCATTGTTTTTTCCACTGTCTGTTAATTTTATTGGTTCTAATTTAAGAACCTTAAAAAACATCAATTCTAAATCTTTGGAAGAACCGAGATTAGGTAATCGACCATAAGCTTTCTCAAATTTTTTGCATTCCTCATAGTTTAAAAGCTCTTTCTCCGTTTTTTCTATGCGATTGTCTAATTCTATATGAGTATCACGATAATACGCGGTATCCACGTTTATACCATGAATTTGAACATCTGCTAAAGCAAGTGTCCCCTCAACAAATAAGTCAAATCCTTTTTCAATATGAGGATTCATTGCTCCTTTCTGATAATTGTATAACCAGAAAGTAGCTAAAGAATCAATTCCTCCGTATAAAAGGAGTTTATTTAGAGGAGCTTGCATGACTCGATTAAAACCTCTATCATCGACTGATTCAAGAAAAGGTTTTATTTCTTTATCATAATTAGGCAATCCCCAATTAATAAAAGATTGAAATTTTAAACCTGTGTATTTAGAGCGATTGTCCAAGCTGTGAGCAGCAATCATTGAACACCAATACCAATGTGCAGGATTAGTTTGCAGAATAATTCGTGACCAAACATCTTCAAATTTTATATTGTGGGCTATTTTTAAAGAAGGGTTTTGTAATATTTCACACCATTTTAATTTGATCTGTTTTTGTTGAATCGGTTTCCAATGAGGATATTGATAAGGAAAAGAAAATGCTTTATGATAATCATAGCAATAGGATATGGAAGCTATTTTATGCCCTTGTCTATATGGTTTCAATCCTGTTGTTTCATAATCAAAACAAATAAACTTAGGTGGTTTTTCAAGCACATAAGAAAGTTCTGAAATAACCTGATCATAGTCTTTCATAATTACAACATCATTAAAATCAGGTTTGGTTACATTTTTTAAATTAGGTTTTGTTTTGATACAGTTAATGGCAAATTCCAAATCTCGAATGTATTGAGATTGTATTAGGTTATTTTTTTCATTGGCAATTACATAATAAGGATGATATATAGGAATTACCCACACACCTCTTTCAAAATCAGGAATACATAAACCTCTCCATCTCTCTTGTGTCAGATTAGAGAATCTGGTCATGAACCATGATTTAATAGCATGTTCTCCTAAAAGAATCACAAACTTCGGTTTGTTCTCTTTAATGAATTTTGTGATATTGGAAAAACATAAAGACATTTCTTGTTTGGTGTATTCACTACGAGAACGGCAAAGAGTGGTCCCAATTATCCAAAAGTCTTCGATCAAATTAAGTTTATGCTTTCGAAGTTGGTCTTTGAACCAACCTTCCCCATCTCCAATATGTTTGCCACTTTCTGATTCAGGCAGCAATAAAGGAGTATCTGCTATGATCAAAGTTTTTAAGGAGCCATTTCCAGTTGCAGGCAGCTTCTTATATAGACTTTTAACATCACGTCGGCATTCAACACAAAGATGATCTGTGGACGTGGTCACAAAATCATCATCATCGAAGAATGAAGTTGTCATTATTTGGTTGCTTTCACATTTCTTTTGGTCATGAGATATTGAAATTCAGGAGTAATAAAAAATATTTTATCCCCCACATACATTTCAGTTGACTTGTTTAGAATTTGGGATAAGAAATTGGAATTGATTTCCAGATCAATTGGCTCTTCCTCAAAATCCATCTCAATCATTTTACTGACGTTTCCCAAATTATTATTTGCACTTACATTTAATTCATTATTTTCAAAATGGAGAGTAACTATTTTTCCTGAATGTGCTGAATCTTCCGAAGCAAGCATTAAAGTTTCATCGACAACTTGTTTTAATTCAGAAGGCAATTCAATTGTAGTCAACCCATCCAATTCATCAAAAAATGAAACTGCTTTTTCAAACGGAAATTCTCCTGAGATAAGAGAGCAGCTAAAAATTACCCCTTCTTCCGTTTTGAAACATGCCCATTTATCGCTAAAGCAATATTCAACAACAGGAAATTTTGAAAGTTCTAAAGCAGATTTGGCGGGAATATGGAGAACATCTTCCAAAGGTTCTGATAATTCATACTTACTTGCACGATATCCGTCGGTAGAGCAACACAAATTATCTTTTATGCACACACAAGCCCGCACACCTTGAGTTAAATCGGAAGATGCCGTAAATCCACACAATGAAAGGGCTGTAGTAAAATCAGGAGGAAGAGGTTTAGGAGGTTTCATTCTTTTTTCAAGCACTTCAATTTTTTCGGAAATTGATTGCTGATCTTCTTGCAGCAATGACATTGTGGACGAAGTTCCTTTTGACTTTATTTTTATTTTATTATCAACAACTGTTAAAGTCACAGTGTCATCGGATATGCCACTTATTAAACGATAAAATTCATCTCCTTTAATTGAGAAAACATCTTCACTTTCAAAAGGATGGGTGATACAAATTTTGTCATTGAATACGGCAATTTTATCCTTGAAGAAAATAAAATGACTGGACTGTTCAGCAAGTTCTTTTTTGTTAAGTCCAGGACGTAACAAGGATAAAATATTCTGCAATTCTTTTTTATTCACTTCCATCTTTTATTCTCCTATGTAAAGTAATTTTTGGTTTAATATTTTTAGCAACTTGTAAAATAGTCTGGCAATCTTTTTGGTAATAAAAAGTCATAAGACGATGATAACCCACTCCCGCTTTTTGATTACGTTCAGCCATCTCTTGTTCTTTTTCAATTTTTGATAGCTGCGGAAAATTACCGCTAAGGTATAGAATGATTATAATCACCTACTTTCGATTTTATTTAATACAGCAAATTCACCCCTCACTACTTATATTATATCAGATTAACTTTGAAAATTTTCATAAGATTTTTTGGTCATAGAAATACGGCCAAGGCCATTCAGGTTGATTCTTTTCAAGATCAAGAAAATAGGCAAGATTTAAAGCATCTCGCATTTCTCCATTACAGCATAAACCTTTTTCAACAATTTTTTCAATTTGAGTTTTTGACTTTCGATCAATCCAAGATTCATTTTCTTTTAATACATATCCAGGCAAAACCCTTTTTGTTAATGTTTTACCAATTGAGAATCCTTTTTGTTTGCAGTAAGCAATGATCTGTTCTTTTTCAATACCGGAATAATTTTTAAAATGCTTTTCATTACCAACTGCTTTTGATTTCGATGATATAGCTATTGAATAAGGTGGTTCTTTATATGTTATTTTCCCATACTTTCTTTTAGGCACAAGAATGATTCCATATCTTCCGTACTGTACCCAAGAAGTGCTATCAATACTGTACCAAGGAAATGAAGTAATGATTTCAGGAGTGGCTATTCCGAATCCGTGTACTTTATGAGTAGGCATGAAGTTATTGCTTTCGGGACATACTTTTTGAAAGACTTCTTGAAGAAACGGTTTTAATGATCGTCCCTTCGCAGAAGCAAGACCCCCGACAGCAAAGTATTTATATTTCATACACATATCAAGATATTTTGTAGGTTCATCTAAATGATAAACTGGAATGGGGCTGAATCCGCAACTTTCCATTCTTCTTTGATTCTTCCAGGTTTCTTCTGCCGAACCTATCGAATCCAGATTTGCATACGTTTCAATTTCCTTATAGTGCTGTTCAATGAAAAGCATGTAATCATCAATATTAATGGAAGTTTTATTTTGATATGCCGAATAGGCTCCGGAATCAAGAAAGAGTTTAGTTGTCATTCACCACTTCCTCAGGTCTTTTAGCAATATCATCAATGTAAAGATCATATTTCGGTTTACCCAGAATCAAACTGTTATATTTGACTCCATGTGTTCGTAACCATCTTTTTGTAACAGCTTTGTCACACAACAAACGAGCGGTAAACAATTCAATGAAATGACCTTCTTCATATTGTTTGTTTACCCATTCAATCATTTTTTTGTTGGGTATTCTGTTAATGTAATCCCAACCAACAGTATCTTCAGTTAAAGTCCCATCAATATCTATACCGATACGCATAAATTATTCCTTATTGTCCAGAACTGGTGTTTTGAATTTCTTCGATGATTTCTTGGATACGTTCCTGCTTTTGTTCATCGGATAATTCTTCATCAATGTCATGATCAATTCCTTGAAGATCACTAACCCAACTTTCTAAGCCATCAATTCTTTCTTGAAGCAATTGACCGCTATCAGCATCCTGCAATTGTTGAGGCATGTTTTCCAAACTGCCTTGAGTTTCATCTTTCAATTCTTCAATTTCACTTATCAGTTCATCAATGCCACTTTCTATGTCATCTGAAGTAGCACATTCTTTGAATCTGTCGGATATACCATCTTCAATGGCATATACTGTACTTAAAAAAGTTGAGCGTGTTAATTGAGAACGGGTTGGTTGTGTTTTGCTTTTGTATTTCGGACCAAAAGCAAAGGCCCAATGCCAGTAACTGTCACCTTTTTTAATACCTGATTCCGGGTAATCTTTTTGTGCTTTCTTAACAAAATGGGCTCTTGTCATGGTAAATACTCCTTTACAAGTTTTATGATTAATTCGTTTCTTTCAGGTATGTAATGACCTGCTTCCGCTTTGGCTAAATATTTTCTCATTAAAAATTCATTAAAAAATCCTAGATCAAATCCGTTTGCATATAACGCACACCATTTACGAAAACAGGAAGGGCATTTTCCACAATAATTAGTATTTTCTGAGGAATAACAAGAGACTGTGTTGAGTAAATTTTTTGGATTAAGATTTTTAGAAAGATACCATTTAACAATTTCTTCTTTTGTTAAATTCCAAAAAGGACTTTGTACAAGTATTCTTTTATTCTCCATTTTAGAAAGCAGATTAGAAAACTCTCCAAAAATAAATTCGTTTTTATCGGAAACATCATCATCTTTAACACCAGCAATAATGATTTGATCTGAATACCAAGAAGCAAGCATGGCTAAATAAAGATTGCGAAAAGGTATATAAGCATTATCTCCTTTTTGACGGTAACTTAAATTTAAAGAACGATCAATAAAAGTTGAAGGGATTAATTGCTTAATGATTCTTATTTCTTTTTGGGAATATGGAGTTTGTAAATCAAAATAAATTGTAGGAGGTTTATCGAGAAAATGCCAAGCAATATAACTGTCAATACCGCCACTGAATAATAAGATCATTTTATCTCCTTTTTGACTCTATCAATTACCAATGTAATATTTACATCTCCATCTCTAAAGGATTCGTATCCATGCAACTTAGTCAATAAGTCTTTGCAAATTGCTGTGGATACTTCTTCCACTATTTTAGTGGCTTGTTCCATTAAAGATGCTTGTATTCGATTTTTTAATTCAAGTTGAATACCATTACCAATAAACTCAACAACTTTTCCTACAGGCATTTTTGCTATAGTCATTTTAATCATTCTCCTTTTTATATAAAGAAAATTGAAATTTCCATTTGTAAACATCAATATACAAAATAACGTATTCGAAAACCTCTTGTTCAAATCGTCGGTAACATAAAGCCGTATGAATTTTAATAAAAGGAATTTCAATAAGCAGATGAAGTAACGGCCAATTTAATTTCCATTTTCTTTTTTTCATGATTTTACTCCGTGAATATAATCAGTTAAAGGAAGTAATCCATTTTTGATAGCATGAGCATCTATATGGGTATTCCAACAACATCCGGGGCAATCACATAAGACATATGAAAACCACATGTCATTCCAATAATTCCATTTATCAGCAAGTTCCCATATATGAACAGGAGCGTGTTTTAATTTAGGTTGAAAATCATCACATGGGTAAACGATGCCATCACAA